CGATATGGTTTTAGCTGAGTATATAAACCAAGAGTTTTATAAGAGTAAAGATATATATTTAAACCAGGTTATTATGTCTGATAATAGAGACATTTATAACAATGTTAATTTGGCAACTTACATTAGTAATGATCCAATAAACATTAAAGAAAGTATCTTACAAAACATCAACATACAAAAACAAAAACTATTAATGGAGATAGAGGTATTAAGAAATGGTTAATGATATTAAAAAGAATCTTACTAATATAGTTGTTATTATTGGTTTAATTGGTTCTATTGGAGCTGGCTTTGTCAAGTACGGAGAAGTTATGACAAAGATAGATGTATTAGAAAATGCGTCTAAAACAGTTGATATAGATTATTCAGCACAGATAGCTGTTATTGAAGAAAAAATTGCAGCATTAGAAAGTAAAAAAGAAGTAGATGTATCTGGTATAGATACTAGATCTAAGATTAATGAGAAATCTATTAAGTTACTTGAATTAAAAATTGAAGAATTAAAAGCTGCATCAAATCCACTTGGCGGATAAATGCCTAAGAAACTTTGGAAGAAACCAACTGTAATAGTAATGGATATAGGTAAGTGCCGTTATTGTTCAGCCGAGATGACAAACCAAGAAAGTTTTGTAGCGTTTGCAGATAAGACAAAAGCTCATTATCAATGTATGAAAGAAGATGATAACCAAAGAGCTTTAGATAAGACTTTTGAGGGTCTGTAAAAGGGTAGTAAGCGATAACTCACGCTGATATGACCCAATAAAATAAACACTTATTTAATGGGATTTATGGCAACTTTTTTTATTCAATTTCTAGTTTTAATAAGGTATATCAATACTTCTGGGAGGTTTGGTCTATAGTTTCAAATCCTGCCGCCCCGACCAATTTAACCCAGTAATACCAATGCTTATTTTTTTTAGGGGTAGTAAAAGGGGTAGTGAAATATTTTTTTTATTTTAGGTGGGATTTAAAGTTTTACTTTAAGAGATGAATTGGCGGGGATTATTTCCCCGCCTTTTTTTTTGCTCCTTTCTATACCCTGGAGATATTTATTATATTCTTTCCTAACTTCATCATCCTTTTCAAAGGTATTCTGATAATTCATTTCCATATTTAACTTAAACAAAAGATAGCTCATTGGCTGCTCATCCATTTATAATATATTTCTTAGCATCTTTTTCATTTACAAAGAATTTTTTAGTAAATAATTCAAGATTAAGAGTATTAATTAATTTTTTTAATTTAATTTTTTTGGGTCTTTTAGAACCATTTTTTACTACCCAAACATAAAGATCTTTTTTAATTGTCATTTAATTAAGCAGTTTATTAATAGCTGATTTAGTTTTTTCTGGGTTGCTATCCAAGTTCTTATGGTAGTATCTTTGAGGAGTTTTACTTTCCATAGTCCAACCTTGCTGTTGTCTAGCTTGAATATCTGTAAGCTCTCCTTGCTCTTTAACTAATGAGTATCTGAATTTTCTAAGTGGTTTTAATCCACCTTTCCATTCCAAACCTAAAGCCTTGGCAGCTCTTTTAACTCTACCTCTAGCAGACTTTTTACTTAATGAACCAAATAGCAATTTGTATTTACCTCCATCTGTAATGATATTTCCTTCATCATCTTTAGTTTTTTTTGCTCTTTTTGGGTTTTTCTGCTGCTGCATCCAGTTCTTTAACAAAATAACTAGCTCCTTGCTAATTGGAGTTTCTCTTCTTGAGCTGGCAGTTTTTAATTTATGCTCTCTAAAGTTATTCCATTTATCAACCGAGTGTCTGAATTTAAGCTGCGGTGGATCCGATAATAAATCCACATTACAATAAGTTAATGCCAGGATTTCATTTAATCTTGGACCACATATAGCAGCCGTTAAAAATAATGTTTTATTTTGCAGATCCTTTTCACTATCAAGTATTTTATTAACAGTTGATTTTTTAGGAACCCACTCGGATTTAGGAATATAATCCTGGAAGAAGTTATGGGTAAATTCATATTCTAGGATCTCCTTTGGCATATACCACTTCCTATCTCTGCAATAGTGAACAAACATTTTAAATTCTCCAACCACATCCTTAATGGTTTTCTTTCCAATTGGATCCTTGGTTCTTTCAGTAGTAAATCCACCACCTTTTTTATTCTTAACTTGAGTTTTTTTAGATTCTATTAATTGAGGAATATAAGAGTGCTTAAAATCATAGTAAGTATAGTCTCCTAATTTCTCTACTTTTTCATGCCTTACCTCTCCATTAAATTTTACCTTTTTGTTAATATACGGAGCTATATGGCTGTTTATGAACCCACATTTAAGCAATCTAGTCTCTTCAACTAATTGTTTATTAGATAAGATAGAATGTTTATATTCCTTGAAAGCCTGGTCAAAAGTAATATCAGCTGGTATTAGATTTTCCATATCCTCTTTTTCTTTTTCTTCTTTAAAGGCTATAGCTTGAGTTTTTTTATTCTTAGGAAAAGTCTCAAGATTTTTAGTTTTACCGCTTAATTTATCGTATGCTTTAACTACCCATACAAATCCTTTTTTCCTAGGTTTTTTAACTATCCATACTTTCATTAATTATATACCTCCCTCAGTAAAGAAAATTCCAAACTTTTCTGGATCTCCATCATTTGCAGTTTTAGGATTTGCAAAAAAATCTCTGTAAGTTGGATAACTTACTACCATTAAAAATAATGGATCTTCTTGCTTTTCTATTTTTACTTTTTTTACTTCGCCAGCAGCCTCGGCATAATCTTTCATAAAAAGTTTATGAGCAGCTGGAATAGTGGGAGCGACAAAAGTTTTCTCTCTCCCAGGTAGTTTATAAGTGCATTGATACATTATGCAGCCTCCTTTTGATTTGTTTTAAAAAATAAAGCATTCTCATAACCATTGTCATTTTCTGTAAAATTATAAAATTGCTTTCCCGTCATGCCATAATATTTTTTATCATTAGCATTTAAGTAATTGGCATAAGTTTTACCAACTACTGTTTTTTTAATACCATCTGCTTTTTTGTATCTATGTAAGATATATCCAGTACCTTCTAAACCAGCCTGGACATTCGCTTTAAAGTATTTATGCCAGTTGGTAGCTTGGTTATTTTTTTTGATCTTAAAACCACCACTCCAAGCATATCCCTCGTATTTATAACCCGCTGAACTTTCTTGGCAGAAACTCCAACTTGGAAGATCATAAGATTTAAACAGTTGAGCTTTTGTTAAAGTCATTAAGCAGCCTCCTTTATTGATATTATTTTAATCGGATGATTTTCTTTTTTAATTGATGCCTCAAGATCTTTTTTTAAAGTATCTTTATCTTTAGCAACTAAAGATCTAAAATACTGATTGTTATTAAAACCCCAAGTCATTTGAAATAAAACATTAAACTTTTTATTCATTAAGCAGCCTCCTTTTTTATAGAAACTGGTATTTCTATTTTTTTCCAAACTAAAAGAACCTTACCAATAACTTTTGAATGTATGTTTTTTTGAGGAAGGATCTTGTTTACAAAAAACTTTTCAAGATCCTGGAAGGTTTTGAACTCATATCTTTTATAAGTTTTTTCCATATATTATTAATATAGTTATTATTGCCAGATTGTCAATATAATAAATTAATGAGGTATTGCATTGCCAATTATGCAACTTTTAGTAGGCATAGGGATGGCTATCTGCTTAAAGCAGTTTCTTAGAATGATTATAAAATACCAGACTAGCCTGGTAATTTGCTTTGCTCATCTTTTAAAGTGATTATGTCAATCAACTTATTATGAGCTTCTTTAGAGAGAGCTGATATGCTTGGATTAACAGTTTCATTATTTAACTGCTTTGTTATCTTTGCGTTCAACTTTTTCCTCTCCTTTTTTACCACCTGGATTTTTTTCTCCAGATGTTGATAGTGTGTATGCATTGGCATCTACCTCCTTTATGCGTTGAAAGTCATAAGATAAAGTTTTTTCACTTATAACTATCTTAGCAGCTGAACTTGGTACACCAGCCTTAGCAGCTGCATTCAAGTCTTTAAAAGTTTCTGTTGCCGTAAATGAAACTGATCCAGACCAGAATTTTTCAAACTTTTTAGGGATGCTCATAAAGCATCCTATTATGTTCTTTTAATTCTTTAATTTGTTTTTTTAATTTTTTATTTTCTTCTGCTAAATTTTGATAGGATAAAATTGCTTCTATTAAATATCTGGAGTGATCTATACTTTCTTCTAATGCGTCATTTAACCAAATTTTACAATCGTTAGGATTTTTTAACATAACTTGCCGCATTGTCAAACCAAACTTATCCATACCTTCTTTGTCTCTATCTAAGATTTTACTAATTAAAGTATTAGTATTTGGATCTGGAGATAAATCTATCGGTTTATTTGGATACTGCGATGTTTTCCCGTCAGTTTTGTTATCCATTTTCTATCCTCTAATTGTTTTAATATTGCTCCAATTCCAGACTTGGATTTTAAACCCACCGCAACCTTCATTTCATCGTAAGAAGGTGCGATAGGTTTTTTTTTCATATATGATTTAATATAATTAAATAATTTTAATTGTTTTTCAGTTAAACCATATTTCATATTTCCCCTTTAAAATTGATCCATAAAATCAGTACCACCTTGAGCTGGTTGAGCAGCACCAGTAGTACCCGTTTTCTTAATCGTTATTTTAAGAGATTTATCTTCCTGGATATATCCAGATCCCTCACACCAAGAGCCATTGATAGTAAAGTTCTTTTTAAAAGGTTCTCCCTTCTTATTTAACTTTTCGCTATCAACCAAAACAAAGTCTGGTCTTTTTTCCAAACTTTTTATTTCCTCTGGAGACATTCCAGGTTTTGGTGCTTTATTTGCATTTTTCTTTAACGAAAAAGTACAAACCCAATTTGGATCCTTTGGTTTGTTATTGTATTCAGCCATATTATTTTCCTCCTTTTAATTGCTGATTTTTATTCTCAAAAGCCTCCATAATTTCTTTGGCTTTTATAGAATTTTTTTTAGCAAGCTCTAAAAGATAATCTTTATTCTCTCTTTGGAGCTGCTCTAAATTTGCTTGATGACTTGCGTGTTTAATTCTTTCTAAAATAAATTCTGAGTGTTCTAACTTAATCCCCTGGTTTTCATTTCTTTGCTTTGGTGGTAGTTCAGATTGTGAATATAAATCTCCATGAATATTAAGAGCTTTAAGAATAGCTCTATCCGCAGCTCTCTTTTCAGCTACTGCAACTGGATAAGCAAATAGGTTATTAGCTGGAGATACTTCTCCTAAAGTTATAAACTTTTTACCTTGATATTTTGCTATACTTTTAACAACTGCACAACCTTTAGTAAGATCACAATAATTTAATTCTACATCAGTTTCTATTCCATATTCATTTGCTAAGCGTTCAACTTCTTTATGTTTAATTGCAAACTTACCTGGTTCAAATTCATAGATTCCACCATTAGTTTTTAATTTTGTTAAATGTTTTTCCAATGTTTGTGGAAAGTTTACTACAGTACCCATTTATCTCCTTTCAATAACCAAGGCTCAGACAAAGCTGCCGCAGAACTGAAACCTTGGCTATCTTTATTTAGAAAGAAGAGGGAGAAAAAGACTATTAACAAAAGTATTTTTACAATTTTTAGCACCATACTTTCATTATTTTTTTTTTCTTGCATCTTTCCAAATTTCTTTTGCAGCTCTATTTGCTGCCAATTCAACATATTTATTTTATCCATAATTCAATAATCTCCACAATTAAAACACCAGCTAATAACAAAGCTAAGATCGTATGGTAGATGTGCCAAACTAAATTTCTATCTGTTTTCTTTTTCATACATGACCCCACAATCTCATAGCAGCTGTTAAATGATCTCCCATTCCTCTCCAAAAGAAATGGTCAAAATCTGGAAATATATCTTCTACCCAGGTAGTTTTTCCAGAGTGTCGTTCCATTATTTCTTCTCTACGCTTACAAACTACTCTCATTTTATTAATTAATTTTTTTAAATTTTCTGGTTTTAAATCTTCGCAATTATCTGGAGTAAAAATATTATAACTTTCTGGATTTATAACTAACAAATGAGGTTTTTTTCTTGTTGCTAAATAATAAAAAGCAACTTGCAAAATATGTTCATTCCAACCCATATAACCTTCGTCAATTTTAGGAACTGAATATGAGCTAGTGCCATCTTTTCTAGGTCTATTCTTTTTGTACCACTTTGTTTTTAATTCAACAAAATTGTTTTCATCTTCAAAATCCACTCTTCCTATAACTGGAAGTTGACAGCCAGGCAGCTCCAGGCTAACAGATCTTTCGCATTCAATAGGAGATGTTAATTTAATATCTTTTAAACCCCATTTTAATTGATGATATGTTTTTGCTAATCCTTTTTTATTTTCTTGGTGGGATAATTTATCTTCTTCTGAAGCGGGTTGATAAGCATCAAATTTATCTAAAACTTTTTCAAATATTTTTTTAGTTTTTGGAATTTCTGTTTTAACTAAACCTTTTCCTTTAACAAATTTCCAAATATAATTTCCAAATTCATATTGACCCATATCTCCAATACAAACGCCAGAGTGCATCTTAGAATTGATAGGTAAATTTCTTCTTTCTTCCTGGGTAAGATATAAATATTTATATCCCCACATATCATCTGCGGCATTTATTTGAGAAGGGGAGTGATGATTTAATTTATAAAGTTTAACCCACTCTGGAAGTGGTTTGATCCCTTGGATCCATTCAAATAATTCTTTATCTACAATATTTTCTTTTAATTCCATAAATCAAATCAAGAGAACAATTGATAAACATTTTGGAATTTATTGCAAACGAAATAAGCACTTTGTCAACATAGTTGCCAACAGCACATATTATAGGTTGTATATATAATTATTTAATAACTAAATTAATTAACTCTGGATCGTATTTTGCCTTAACGGGTGTGGCTACTTCTAAAAAATTTGGCGGCACATTATTGCACGCTTGATTAAGAATTTTTCCAGTTGAGCTGTTTAAAATTGCTAAGGTTCCATCCCCATTTGGTTTTAACAAACCAATACAAGGAGTACATTTATGTTTAAATTGTTTTAAAGCAAGTTTAGCTGCTTCTTTTGAGGGAGCTAAATAACAAATTCTACCAATTGCCGACTTATGAAATTTTTTATTTTTAGGCATATCAAATAACCAAATTTCTCCATCGGTTGGTGTTCCTGGACACTCCATTTGAATAGCCATTATATTTTTATGGTTGTATTCATACGGAATAGGTATTCTGTGCTGTTCTTCTTTGGTTAAATCTTTAACTACACCATCCCAAAAACATTTTTGTCGTAATACAATCTCTGATTTACCACCTTCAATAATATCTACTGGATGGCATTTTAAAACTTTTGAAATTTCAACTGCATTATCCCAAGCTACTTCTCTTGAATTTTTTACCCATCTATTAACAGTTGTTTTATCTCTTCCAAGTTGTTTTGCTAATTCTACCTGGCTCATATCATTATCTTTTAAAAGTTTAGATAAATTTGCCATAGTTTTTTCTGAATGTGCGTTTTCTACTAATTTTAATTTTTTATTATTTATTGACATACTGGCAATATATTCAATAGGATTTATTTGTAAAGGTATTTGTATAAAGTTATATTTAAAGTTGTATAATAAGTAACTTTATCCCTTGTTATCCCCAATATATTATGAATGTTCTTTTGACAAGTTGGCATTATTGCATACAAGAGTTGCCAATGACACTAAAGGAATTTCAAAAAAAAGAAGGTTATTCGCATCAAAGATTAGCAGAGTTTCTAGGAATTAAAGCAGCAAGCACAGTTTTTAGGTGGACCAATGGCACAAGGATGCCAGGCAAATCCAACATGGAATTAATTAAAAAGAAAACTAGAGGAAAAGTCAAACCCGCTGATTTTTATGGCTAAGAAAAAAAAACTAACAGGAACTATAGATGATTATCCGTTTGTTGAAGTTAAGTGGTTTGATTGTATTGCTAACAATGAATGGATGCCAATCTCCAAAGCAATACGACTTAAACCCGCTATCTGTTATTCTAAAGGTTATCAATTACTCAGAACAAGAAAAAAAATTACAATCTTTGCCGACTATTCCGTTGATGAAGATGGAACGCTTGAAGTAGGAAATCTAAATACAATTCCTGGAGCTTGGGTTCAAGAGGTTACGGAGATAGTGATTAAATGAAATATTTATTTTTATTTATTGTTGCAGCTGTAATTTTATTTCCAAAAAAAACACAAAATCAAACAATAGATATTTATAAAGTTGAGTGGGATAAATTTTGTAAAACTTATATGAAGTGGGTTAATAAATATCCAAATTCGATGTCTGCTGGATGTTGTGATTTTAACCATCCATCTAATGACAGACATAAAATAGAATATTTAGGCGATAAGTTTGAAAAAGAGCAATGTGTATGAATGATGAAGATAGAAAAGATTTAGAAATTAAAAAACTTAATGAAGCTAATAAAAGGTTGGTTGAAGAAAACTCTAACTTTCAAATAATTAGCAAGGGACATAAGGAATTAAATGGGGAGCTGCGTAAGGAATTAGACGAAGTTAAGGAAGATAATAAAAAGCTAGCAAAACAAGTTTCAGATTACCAACAAAATTACATAAGGATAGATGGAAAAAAATAAAGTTATCCCCGTGAAGTGTCAGATTGATATTTTTTATATTAAAAATCGTGAGGTATATAATATCGATGGCTCGTAATAATTATTTTGATAAAGGAGATCCTTATTCTGAATGGCACAGGAACCTAGATAATAAACTTGGTTACATTGATATAGATAGCGTGGGTATCTGTTTAAAATGTAAGGCTCCCTTGTATCTTGCAGAGACTACTTTCGATGTTAATCAAAAATGGAAAGCAACTACTACAACGGAGGCTTTAGCAAGATTAGCTGGTTTACCTAGTTTTTTAATTTTTTATAAGGTTAATGATAAAAGGGAAGTAATTAGCTTTAGAGTTAAGCAGCTCACTCCCACTAAAGATCAAAAAGAAGTTTATTTAACTCCCGATGCTTGGGTTCAAGCAATGGAGCTGCTCCAGGATCGGCACAATTTAATTTGTAGAAAAAAGGATGTAGCTTGAGTTTATATTTTGTAGGAGATCTAAATGTTTTGGCGGATAAGCGGCTGAGTGCTATTGACAAGTTAGTTTATTTTGCTTTGGTTTCTTATATGGATAGAAAGGATGGTAAATGTTATCCAAGATACGCCACAATTAAAAAGCGAACTGGAATATCAATAGCAGCTATACAACGGAGTATTCAACACCTTGCCAAGCTACAGTTTATAAGTAAAAAACGGCTAAGCTCCACAAACCTTTACTTATTATCGCAACAAAAAATACTTGAGGATACTATTAAAAAGAGAGTGATAACTCTCACAGAGGGGAGAGATATATCACACAGAGGTATATTAATAAAACCATCTTATAAAACTAACTATAGGTATAAGAATAATGTTAATAACTATAATAGGATATTCTCAAGACAGGGGGTTGAAAAACTTACTATAGAATATAAAGGAAAAACATATAAGGAATGTGGAAAAGAGGGATTTTGGAAGGAATTTAGGAATGATAATGGGGATATAATCCGTAAGCATTCTTTTAAAAATATAATTGAGGAGGTAAACCCCTCCAAAAAAAAGTTTGATGCTGCCGCAGAAAAGGCAGCAATGTGCGGATAATAGCTCATAAAATAATTGAAGTCTTTGAAGTTGCTGGCAGAACCGAAAGAATGATGCCAGGTTTAAATGCTTTAAAACCTAAAACTCCCAAAATGTATGATGTTTTAAAGATGAGCTATGATCCAAAGGATATAGGATTTTGGCAGAAAAAAGGCTTAAAACTTAGAGCTAATAGTCATCAAATCACTTGCTGGGAACTGGCTATAGAATTATTAATAAAAATTGAAAAGCTAGAGGATCGTAGATTAATTTGGGCAAGAGCCATGCGATATTCCTGGGTAGCTTTAGCAAGACAGTTTGGCTGCCATCGTGTAACAATTAAAAAAAAATATACAGCTGCTATTCTTAACCTTGAATTTAGTCTTGATAAATCTCTTATAGACAAGATTGACAAATTAATCTAATAGGAAAGATAGGCTTAGTATTTTTATGCCTGGGAGACCCTTACATAAGATCCAATGCGACAGTTATACAAGAGGAAGTAATTATACAAAAAGGTGTTTGTGCAAAGGATATTATCAAAAGACTTCAAAAAAATACCGATGCAAATTTCATGCTGGAGAATCTACTGGACCAAGATCTATTGAAGGCAGAATAAAAGCAATAAGAAATTTAAAACAATATAGAAATAAAAGTTATCAAGAATTATACGAATGGATCAAATTGAAAAAATATGTGAAAGATTAGAATTGGGAGAGCCACTCTCAACTATTTGTAAAGATAAATCAATGCCAGATGTTTCAACAGTTTATAAGAAATGTAGAGCTGATAAAGAATTACAAGCTAAGATTATGAGAGCAAGACAAACGGGTGTTTGGACTTTGTTAGATAAAATAGCTGAAGATATGCAAGTACCAAAGACACCACAAGAGACACATTTCTTGAGGGAAAAGTGGAGCCACATTAGATGGTTGGCTACAAAATTAGCAGCATCAACATTTGGAGACAAAAGCCAGGTTGAACAGAAGATTGATAATCATTTAATCATAAGTTGGGGAGAGCCAAAGGATGATAAAGAAATTAAAACAGTATTGGATCAAGTATCAAGTGTGGATGTTAAGGAGTTACCTGGAGCTATCGGGAGTAATTCAAAAGAGAGATAAGAAGAAATGAATAAGGAGTGAGGAAAGTTCTATTTCAGTAGCGCAATCCATGCTCCTCGCACACGCATTATGGAGTTCGTTTAAGGTACACAGTTATAAATCCTGACGACAATTGGCTTGGATCAATACTTATTAGAGCAAATGGTCAGTAAATGGGTAGTAAGAGCTTATTTCTGCATACAAAAGTGTAGATTTCAAAAGAACAAAGAGGGGGTATACCCGAAAAACCACCCGCATTTTTTAAGAATATATATATCGGGACTTCAAGACACAAACACACACAAACACACACAGACTTTAAGATGAATGAAAAAGATAAATACACAGATAAATTAATAACAGCAATGGTATTTCACGCAGAAGATACAGGGGGGTTGATAATTCACTTAAACGGATTTGAGAATGAAAATCATGCTAATAATTTTTGTAAAAAACTTATGAAGAATAGCGGCATTGAATATCAATCGGTTAAAGAGTTATTTGATTTACCAACAATTCACTAAAAGGGGGATAGATGGATATAAATTTAATTATTCATGAAGCTAAACATTATTGGAGAGATCATAAAAAAGTTGTGATCGGTGTTGCGGCTTTGATAGTAATTTTGGCAGTTTTATAAAATGAAAGTACAAATACCCTATACACCGAGACCACTCCAGGCGGAGCTACATCAGAACCTGGATAAGTATAGGTTTGCTGTACTTTCTTGTCATAGAAGGTTCGGGAAAAGCGTGGCTATAATAAACCACCTTATCCGTGCAGCTCTGACACATAAGTTGAAAAACCCGAGGTTTGCCTATATTGCACCAACTTATAAACAAGCAAAGAGTATTGCTTGGGATTATATGAAAATGTTTGCGGGAGGAATACCTGGGGTTAAGTTTAACGAAACAGAATTAAGATGTGATTTACCAAATGGCAGCAGAATAACCTTGTTATCTTCTGAACAGCCAGATTCACTAAGGGGATTATTCCTTGACGGAGTTTGTATAGATGAGGTTGCTCAAATAGATCCGAGGTTGTGGAATGAAATAATTAGACCAGCTCTAAGTGATCGTAAGGGTTTCTGTTACTTCATAGGTACTCCAGCTGGGATGACAAATATATTTTATGATTTATACCAGCACGCTTTATCAGATGATAAGTGGTTTGCTTACACGGCTAAAGCAAGCGAGACAAAAATTATCGACCAGGAAGAGCTAGATGCGGCAAAAGCTCAAATGGGAGATGCAAAGTATAAACAAGAATTTGAGTGCGATTGGATTGCAAATATTGAAGGAGCAATCTATGGAGATATTATAAGATCACTTGAAGAAAAAAAACAATTAACAAGACTTGCATATGATCCAGCTTTATTGGTTCATACAGCCTGGGATTTAGGAGTTGATGATAGTACATCAATAATATTTTTCCAGCAGTTAGGAAACCAGATTTTGGTTATTGATTATTATGAAAATAACCGAGAAGGGTTGCCGCATTATATCCAGTTGGTAAAGGATAAAGATTATTATTACGGAGATCATTTTGCACCTCACGACTTGGAAGTTACAGAATTTTCAAGTGGTAAGAGCAGAAGAGAGGTAGCTTACCAATTGGGAATAAGGTTTAAGGTTTTACCTAAAATAAACCTAGAGGATGGGATCCATAATTTAAAAATGGTTTTACCTAAGTGTTGGTTTGATATAGAAAACACAAAACCATTGATAGATGCGTTAAGACACCATCATAGAAAGTACAATGAAAAAATGAAAATGTTTAGTAATAAACCTCAAAAAGATTGGAGTTCTCATGCTTGCGATGCTATGAGATATTTAGCTTTAGGAATTACTGAATTACCAAAAAACAAAATTGCGGCTCAGAAATTAGCTGTCAATGATTATACAATACACGGAGAATAAGTATGGGATTTTTAAAACCAACGATACCAGCAATGCCACCAATACCGCCAGTTCAGCCTTTACCAGAACCACCTAGTTATGAGGATACGGATAGAGCTGAAGCTGCTAAAGCAAAAAGAGATAAGATAAGAGCTGGTAGAGTAGGTAGATCTGCAACTATTCTAACCTCAGCAAAAGGTTTAGAAGATGACGAATATTCAACAAAGAAAACTTTATTAGGAGGATAGTATGGGAGGAGTTATATCAAGACCAAAACCACCAGCACCACCAGCAGCAGTTTATACGCCAGCTCCAACAAAAGCTGAAGTATCACAAGCAACAACAACTGATGCTACGGGTATTATGCGAGGTAAAGGTAGATCATCTACAATATTAACTGGAGCAAAAGGTTTAGGCGATAACGCATTAACAACAAGCAAGAAATCATTACTCGGAGGGTAAATGGCACAAGATCCAAAAGCAAAAATGATTATTGAAAGGTATAAAACTCTTAAAGCAAAAAGAGTTACCTGGGAAGATCATTGGCAAGATATTGCAGATTATTTCTTACCAAGAAAAGCAAATATTACCATAAAACATACTAAGGGAGATAAAAGGCATGACCAGGTTTATGATGGTACAGCTACTCACGCATTAGAATTATTATCCGCTAGTTTAAATGGTATGTTGACTAATACTATTTCTCCGTGGTTTATTTTAAAGTTTAGAAACGATGCAACGAATGAAGATGATACAGCAAGAGAATGGTTAGAGAGCTGTGCAAAAATTATGCAGCAAGCATTTTCAAGATCTAATTTTCAGCAAGAAATTTTTGAACTTTACCATGAGCTTTTAGCGTTTGGTACTTCTGCAATGTTTATTACAGATGATGTTAAGGATGATTTAAGATTTAAAACAATTCATATTTCAGAAATATTTATAACTGAAAATGAAAAAGGATTAGTAGATAGCTTAACAAGAAGATTTAATTTACAGAATAAAAATATTCCTTCAATGTATCCAGATGCGGAATTGCCAAGAGCAATAGTGGCGGATATAGAAAAAGCTCCCCACGAAGATGCTGTAATTTTACATTCAGTTTATCCTAACGAAGTTAAGATGGGATATGATAATAGTAAAAATATGGATTGGGTATCTTGCCATGTCCACGAAAAGACAGGAACTTTATTAAAAGAAAGTGGTTTTAAAGAATTTCCTTATGTAGTTCCAAGATATTTAAAAACTTCATCCAATGAAATTTACGGCAGATCGCCAGCGATGAATGCTTTACCAGATACTAAGATGTTGAATACAATGTCTAAAGTTTCAATCAAAGCAGCTCAAAAACAAATTGACCCACCTTTAATGGTTCCTGATGATGGTTTTATTTTACCAATTAGAACTGTTCCTGGTGGATTAAATTTCTATAGATCTGGAACCAGGGAAAGAATTGAACCATTACAAATTGGATCTAATAATCCTGTTGGTTTACAAATGGAAGATCAAAGAAGAAAAGCTATTAGAGAAAACTTTTTTGTAGATCAACTAATGACTGTCCAGGGTCAAAACATGACAGCAACAGAGGTTATGCAGAGAACTGAAGAGAAGATGAGATTACTGGGTCCAGTTTTAGGTAGATTACAATCTGAATTGTTGCAGCCTTTAATAACTAGAAGTTTTAATTTATTATTTAAAAATGGTAAATTTCCACAGCCGCCAGAAATGTTAGGCGACCAGGATATTGAAATTGAATATGTATCTCCATTAGCCAAAGCTCAAAAGACACAAGAGCTTTCATCTATTATGAGAGGTATAGAAATATTTGGTTCAATGCAAAATATTGCACCAGTATTTGATTACATAGATATAGATGGTTTAGTTAGTCATGTTACAGATGTTTTAGGATTACCAGCTAAAATTATGAGATCAAAAGGAGAAGTTCAACAAATACAACAACAGAAACAAGCTGCCGAAATGGAGCAAATGCAATTACAACAAGCTCAGCAAGTTGCTGAAGCTGCGGGTAAAGTAGCACCAGCTCTAAAGGTAGCCAATGAATAAAGATGATCTAAAGCAATTAATTATTGCTTACAAACAAGTTTTTGAATCTGACCATGGTAAAAAAGTTTTGGAAGATTTGGAAAAGAGGTGCAGCTTTCACTCAACTACTCATGTTAAAGGAGATAGTCATGAAAGTGCATTTTTAGAAGGAACAAGATCAGTAGTCTTGTTTATTAAAAATATGCTTAACAAAAAAGGAGAATAAAAATGTCAAGCGAAAATCAAGAGGTAGCAGCTCCCGTTGAACAACCATCGGTACTGTCTGGAGACCCTAAAACAGAAACTCCACAAGCAACAACAGATTGGAAAGCAAGTCTTTCTGATGAAATAAGATCTGATAAATCTTTAGAAAATATTAAAGATGTAGAAGGTTTAGCAAAATCTTATGTCCATGCACAAAAAATGGTTGGATCGGATAAAATTCCAGTTCCAAACAAATACGCAACGGATAAAGATTGGGATGCAGTTTATGAAAAACTAGGCAGACCAAAAACTGCGGATGGATATAAATTTGACTTACCGCAAGATAAACAAGTGGATGAGGCATCATTAAAAGAATTTTCGACCCAAGCTCATAAGCTAGGATTACTTCCTGGACAAGCTCAAGGCATGGTTAAATTTTATAATGATATAACAGCTAAATCTTTACAAGATGCTGACAGTAAAGCTCTTGCTGCTAGAGAAACTAGCACAAAAGAACTTAAACAAGAGTGGGGTCAAGCATTTGATCAAAAGGTTTCACAAGCAGCAACATTAGCAAAATCAGTTGGTGCTACAGAACTTTTAGATGCTAATTTAGCTGATGGAACTAAACTGGGAGATCATCCAGTTATGATTAAAGCATTTGCAGAATTAGCAAATAAAATGGGGGAAGATAGCATAGTTCAAGCATCTGGACCAACTTATCTAACGCCAAACCAAATTGAAAAACAAATTGGAGAACTGACGCAGACGGGTTCGGCTTATTGGGATAAAAACCATCCAAACCATCAAGTAGCAGTTCAAGAAGTTTTAGCTTTACGAGAAAAGAAAAATCAAGTATAGCTGAAAATATTAGGATAATCGCAAGACCCTAGTTGACGTTAGGAAAGACTAGCATCTAAAAGATGTAAAAACCAGGTTTCGACCCGCAAGGATAATCAGCCGATTACATTAACAACAACCAAAGAAAAAGGAGAATAGTATGTCTATTCAAATTACTACTTCTTTCGTTGAGCAGTATAGTTCAAATGTATCTATGCTTTCTCAACAAATGGGAAGTAAACTTAGAGGTTCTGTTGATGTGGAAACTATTAATGGTAAAAACGCTTTCTTCGACCAAGTCGGAGTAACAGCTGCTCAATTAAGAACGAGCAGACATGGCGATACACCACAAATAGATACGCCTCACAGCAGAAGAAGATTGAGCTTGGCTGATTACGAGTGGGCTGACTTAGTTGACGATGTCGACAAAGTTAGAATGCTTGTGGATCCTACAAGTTCATACGCAAGAGCAGCGGCAGCAGCTATGAACAGAAGTATTGACGATGTAATTATTACAGCGATGAATGCGTCTGCATCAACTGGTGTAGCTGGTGGTACATCTACTGCATTACCTTCAAGTCAAAAAACAGCAACTTCAGACCAATCAGATGGTTTGACTATTGCTAAACTTTTGTCTGCGAAGAAAATCATGGATGATAACGATGTAGATCCATCTTTAAAGAGATACATTGTTTGCGGACCACAACAAGTATCAGATCTGTTAGGTACTACGCAAGTAACTTCAAGTGATTTCAATACTGTAAAAGCATTGGCACAAGGAGATATTTCTAGTTACTTAGGATTTGAGTTTATAATGTCAACACGATTGAACAAGGATGCAACTAATACTACTGACAGATTAGTTTTTGCTTATACTGAAGATGCTATTAAACTTGGCATGGGAAAAGATATATCTGCAAAAATCTCTGAAAGAGCTGACAAGTCTTACTCAACACAAGTGTACTATTGTATGTCACTAGGTGCTGTAAGAATGGAAGAGAAAAAAGTTGTTCAAATCCCTTGTCATGAAGCATAATAGGAGAAATATAACATGGCTGTAACAACACAAAAAAGTACAGAGTATACTAACGCAACAGCAACTCCTATCGTCAAAGCTGATACAACTGGAGATAAAGGTAAATTAAGAACTTTAGCTTTTACTCACGATCAGGATGGCGCGGGGGATGCTAACTCAACTGTAACTCTTGGCAAATTGCCAGCGGGTAAAGTTAAAATTATAGGCGGTCTATCAAGATTCTATTGTAACTGGGTAACTAGTTCACAAACAATGGATATTGGATGGGAAGCATATACTGATCTTAACGGAGACACAGTTGCTGCTGATGTCGATGGAATGGTAGATGGTTTAGACGTAGATTCTGTTGGATACTTTTCAATGGAAGGTAATACTGCTGCAACTAGATTGCTTGGTGGTAACCATACATTTGAAAGTAGAGACGGAGTTGTCATTAAAGCTCTAGCAATAGGTGCTTTAGTAGATGGCGATGATCTATCTGGTGTAATAACTTACATCGTAGACTAACATAAAAGAATTTTAGGCGGGGAAAGCGAGAGTGGAACCCGCCTAGGATGCAATGACAAAAAAAATAGATAAACCAAAACTTATCTTACACTTTAAAAGTGGCAATTATATTTATAGATATGTTTTAGTTGATCGATTTAAGAACGACAATAAAAACCATTATGGTTTTGATACGAAACAAGAATTAACAGAAGCAGAAATATTTGCTTTGGTTAAACCAAGAAAGTTAAGAAGAAAATATATAATTAAAAAGGAATAACATGGCTTACAAAAAAAACTCATTAGTAGCAAACATTAACAAAAGACGTAGAGCTGGAACTTCAAGACCAAAATCAAAATCAACAGTTTCTAAAAAAGCATATACTGCTATGAAAAAAGGATGGAAATAGATGGCATCTGTGGTTCAGATATGTAATAGTGCGTTAAACCAATTAGGAGCAAGTTCAATAACAGCTCTTACTGAAAATTCTAAAAATGCAAGAATATGCAACGAAAGATATGAAACAATTAGAGATGCAGTTTATAGATCTCATCCTTGGAACTGCTTAGTAAAAAGAGTTCAATTAGCACAAGATAGCGATACTCCAGCTTGGGGTTTTTCTTATCAATATACTTTACCAAGTGATTGCTTGCGTGTTTTACAAATTAAAGATTACAATTCAGATTATAAAATAGAAGGTAGAAAATTATTAATAGAGCAAAGTACAGTTTATTTAATTTATCTAGCTATTGAAACAGATGTAAATCAGTTAGATATTTTATTAAGAGAAACTATATCAGCAGCTCTAGCTCAAGATATGGCTTATGCTATAACTTCTAATTTACAAGTTGCAAAAATAATGACTGAAAAATACCAAGCTAAATTATCTGAAGCAAGACACACAGACGCTAGCGAAGGATATAACACGGATCCAACTCTAGCACCAACAGATCAAATAATAACTGAAGATTTTATAAACAGTAGATACTAAATATGCCTAAACAACTTTTAAGCATACCTAGCTTTACGGCTGGGGAGCTTTCATCATCTATGGAAGGTCGTACAGACTTTGCTAAATATTTTAACGGAGCCTCAAATATTGAAAATTTTGTTGTATTACCACATGGACCAGTAACAAGACGACCAGGAACTTATTTTGTTTCTGAAGTTAAAACATCTGCTAATTCAACAAGATTAATTCCCTTTTCTTTTTCAACTGAACAAACTTACATCTTAGAGTTTGGTAATCAATATATTCGTTTTTTTAAAGACAATGGTCAAATTACAGAAGGTAATAAAACTATTACTGCAATTACTGCTGCTAATCCAGCTGTAGTTACATCTAGCTCACATGGTTATTCTAATGGAGATTTTGTAAATATTTCTGGAGTTGTTGGTATGACAGAGGTAAATGGTAAAACTTTTAAAGTAGCTGACAAAACCACTAATACTTTTGAACTGCAAAATGTTGATGGTACAGATATTAATTCATCTGGCTACACAGCTTATTCATCTGGTGGAATTGCAAACAAAATTTATCAAATTACAACTGAATATACTACAGCTCAACTTTTCGATTTAAAATTCGCACAATCCGCAGATGTTATGTATATCTGCCACAACTCCCATGAAGTAATGAAACTTTCAAGAACGGGTCATACTTCCTGGACATTAACAGAAGTAGATTTTGGAACTAAAGATGTTGGCAGAATAATAAAATTTAATGGTGGCGAAGCAAAGATTACAGCTAGAACAAATACCACAGTTGTAGTCTGCACAATTACAGATGCTTTTACCAATACCGATGCCACAGCATCTTTTCAACTTGGTTCCTTTTCCGATACCACGGGTCATCCATCTTCCGTTTCTTTCTTTGAACAAAGATTAGTATTTGCAGCAACAACAGATCAACCTCAAACAATGTTTTTCTCAAAATCTGGAGATTATGAGAATATGACATCTGGTACAGATGCTGACGATGCTATGGTTTATACAATTGCATCAAACCAAGTTAATGCGATTAAATCATTAAAAGCTACAAGAACTTTAATTTGCATGACAACGGGTGGCGAATATGCTGTTAGTTCTGGAGCTAACCAGGATGCAATTACTCCAACCAATATTAATATCAGAAAACAATCTAATTATGGTTCTGCGGGTGTGGATGCTTTATCAATTGGAAACGCAACTATATTTCTACAAAGAGCTAAAAGAAAAGTTAGAGAGCTTGCTTATAACTTTGACACGGATGGTTATACTGCACCAGACTTAACAATTTTGGCGGATCATATTACAGAAAGTGGTGTAGTGCAAATGGATTATCAGCAAGAACCTTACTCTGTAGTTTGGGGAGCAAGAACAGACGGAGTATTAGCTGGTTTAACTTATAATAGATTAGAAAATGTAGTAGCCTGGCACAGACATATTATCGGTGGTAAATCAGACACAACAAAAAATATTATTCATCAACAAATTTCTTTTACATCAAATACTACAGTTGTTAATACAACTAACAACACTATAACTTTAACATCACACGGATTATCTACTGGCGATCCAGTTTATTATTATGCAGCTAGTAATATTATTGGTGGTTTAAATAATTCAACATTATATTTTGCTATCGCATCAGATAGTAACACAATCAAATTAGCAACAACCGCATCTAACGCTACTGCGGGAACTGCCATATCTTTTACTTCAGCTCCAAGTTCAGACACAACTCAATACATTTATCAAGGTGTTAATATTTCATCTAATTTTATTTATTCTGCATCTCATGGTTTTACTACTGGAGATATTTTTTATTACGATAATACAGGAACAGCTATTGGAGGTTTATCTGAAAATACAAAATACTACATTGAAAAAATTGATGACAATCAATTTAAACTTTATTCAGATAAAACTTTAAGCACCAATGTTAGTTTAACTTCAGCTCATACATCAGAACAAACAGATAATATTTTAACTCATGCTAAAGTAGAAAGTGTTGCTGTAATAGATGGCGATAGCGATGAAGATCAAGTTTGGATTATAGTTAAAAGATGGATTAATGGTGTTGTAAGAAGATATGTAGAATATTTTACACCATTTAATTTTAACGAAGATTTAACTGCATTTCATTATTTAGATAGTGGATTAAGCTACACAGGAGATTTAACTTCAAGTCTTTCTGGTTTAGATCATTTAGAAGCAGAGGTGGTTGACATAATTGGCGAAGGCTCAACTCAAAATTCAAAAACAGTTTCAAGCGGAGCTATAACATTAACCAATTCTACTGAACAAGCTAAAGTTGGTTTATTATATACATCTGATTTACAAACAATGAGATTAGACGAAGGTTATACAGAAACAACTCAAACTAAAACTAAAAGAATTTATGACTTATCAGTTAGATTTCAAAATACAGTTGGAGCAAGTGTTGGACCCAATGCTGCCAACTTAACAGCAATAGATTTCAGATCTAGTGGATCTCCTATGGATTTACCTATTCCTTTATTTACAGGAGATAAGTCTATTGAATTTGATACAAACTATGGAACAGAAGGTTTGGTTTATGTGCAACAACCACAAGCTCTACCTATGACAATTTTGGGTATTTATCCTAGATTGGAGACAGAAAGTGTCTGATGTAGTTATTGTTCCTTTTGAAAATAAGCACGCAGAACAAATATTAGAACAAGGCTTAAATAGCGAATTTTTAGAATTAAAACCAGAGCATAAAAAATATGCTTTTTTTTTAAAAGAAGTTGGAATGTCGTTTACGGGTCTAGTTAATAACAGACCGATAGCGGCTGGAGGTGTCTTTCATCTCTGGGATGGCGTTGCCGAGGGGTGGGTCTTAGCAACAAAAGATATTTATAAATATCCAATTTTTTGTGCTAAACACATTAAACAACGAACCGAAATAATTTTAAAAGCTAATAAAATAAAAAGAATACAAACTTCCGTAAAAGCTGATTGCGATGTGGCATTAAGATTTGCCAAGTGGTTAGGTTTTAAAAAAGAAGGATTAATGGAAAGTTATGGTCCCGATGGATCTGACTTTGTAAGATTTGCAAGGATAATGAAATGAGTTTTTTTGGAGATATATTTGGTGGTAAAGCTGCTCAAGCAGCAGCAAATTATAACGCTAAAATTATGGAGCGTAACGCCAAAATTAAAGAGCAAGAGGCAGAACAGATTATGTCTGTTCATAATAATTACTCTCTGCCAAAATTTGACAGAACAGTTGAGCAGATACAGGGACAAACAACAGTAGCTTTTTTATCTAGTGGAGCCACTATGTCGGGAACACCGCTTGAGGTTATGTATGCTAACGAATTAGAACTCCAAACTGATAGAGATATTTTAACTTACAATGCAGAAAACGCTAGAGATCAAAAAGAAAACGAGGCAATACAAATGAGAGCCGATGCAGATCTTGCAAGATGGAGAGGTAAAGTTGCTAAGAAAGCGTCTTATTATGCTGCGGGTCAAAGTTTATTAACAACAGCAACATCATTAAAAACAGCGGGGTTCATTTAATCAATGGCAATAAAATTATATAAATCACAACTTGAACCAACAACTAAATCTTCAAATGTAATGGATACCAGACAAATAAGTTTATCTGAGGCTCAATCCATTGGTAAAGCCATGAAAGGTATGCTGCAATCTGGAGAAAAACTTTATATTAAACACCTGGACATCAAATCTGATAATGAGCTTTTAGAAAAATCTAAAGAGATAATGAATGGTACTGAAACTAAAGAGGGTTTAAGTAAAACCATTATTAAAGCTAGCGAGATGAAAGATGATAAAGCAGCTCTTGAATTATATAATAATCAATGGAAGTCTTTATTAGAAAGCTCTAAGAATGAAGTTTCCTGGATGACTAAAAAGAAATTGTCAAACTGGATGTCTAAACAACAATTAAAAGATACTAACGCTATTAAAGTTGCAACAACAACCAACATGATTAATTCTTTAAGACTAAATAGAATGGATCAAATAGAAACTTGGAAAAAATCTATTGTTTATGGAACAACTCAATTAGAAAAAGATACAGCTACAAATGAGTTAGCCACATTTTTAGATTCTGATAAAGCTAAAGAAGTTTTTGGAGATACTTTAGATAAAGTAAAAAAAGAAACTAATAGAGATATAGCTTTCTTTGGTTATAAAAGTGTTTCTTTAAAAGATCAAAAAGCAGCTTTGGAAATGGCTAAAAAAGATAAAAGATTAGATATAGAAGATGTAGAAAAATTAAAAACTCATTTTAAAACCTCATCAACTACTAGCAATAAACTTAATAAAGATAAAGTTAAGAAAATGGAAAGTGCTATGGAGAGCGGTATTATTTTTAATGAAGATGAATGGAATGCAGCCATGACAGCTGCTATTGAGGGAAACGATCAAGCAACTGTTATTAAATTAAATAACATGGCAACAGATGCTAGTTATTATTCTGAACTTAGCAATATGTCTGTAGCTGAAATAGAAAACAGAAAAAATATTTTAACTGAATACAATAATAAAAAACTTAGAGAAACTGGCTCTGGTATGGAGGGTAATTACGCAAGAAATTTAGAAATTACCAAAAAATTCTTATCAAAATTAACATCTAATTTAGATAAAGATCAATTAACTACAGCTCACGAAAAAGGAATAATAACTCTTAATGAAATAGGGTTTGCAGAAATGTTATCTCCAGGTGGAGAGGTTAATAATTTTGTAGATGCAATTAACGAAAGAATTGCTAAAGCGAAAACAGTAGGATCCTTTTATACAAGAGAAGTTAAATTTTTTACTGCAAATGAAGAAAAACAAATCAAAGATGCTTTTAATGCTGCGGATACTGCAGACGAAATAACTCAACTTTCAACAATTTTGGTTCAAGCATTTGGTAGTGATAGCGATCTAGCATTTAAACAACTTACAAAAGACAATACTGTTTTATCTACTATTGGCGGACTTACAATTATGAACGATTATCAGCCAGGCGAAAATGTAAATCTTTTAGCTGAGGGTTTTTTACTTTCTAAAAATAAAGATTTAGCTGCCGTTTATAAAATTAATACAAATGATATTTTAGGAAAAGTATCAGATTATGCGCAAGTATTTCCAGATAATGAAGATACTTTAAACAATATTGTTCAAGCAGCTAATTATATTTACATGGCTCAATTAAAAAATTCTGGAAAAAATAAAGATAGTTTTGATGACGATGACTGGGAAAAAGCATTCATTATGGCATCTGGAGGTTCTAAAAGAGATGGGTTTTTATTTGACAATTCTTTTGGTGGCTACGATGAAGATACTAGAGGAAATAAGGTACATATCCCAACTTGGTTAGAAAACGGAACTTTTGAAGATGTTATTGAAAGAATGAAAGAAAATGAAAATTTATGGTTAAAAGCATCTTCTAATGGCAAGAATGCAATTATTGGAGATGGTGCATTAAGAGGAGAAGAAATAAGTTTAGCTGAAATTTTTAAAACAGATGATCCTTATTTTGTAAGTGTTGGAAATGGCAAATACAAAATAGCCATGGGAGAAAATCCTACAGAAGATGGAGCAGACGCAGAATATTTAATGAATAGTGATGGTAAGTATTTCATTATTAACATCAATAATATTAGAGACGAAATCATAACGGGAATGAATTAATGAGTATTTTCTTTGATGAAGATAAAGCTCTTACTCCTAAAGTAAATGAGAGCTGGTCTAAGGGACCAAGAACAAGCATATCTGAAAACTTTAATGCTGTTAATAAAGCATTTGGTATGACGGAATGGTCTCATTCTGAATTAATGAATTTGGAAGAAGAATATGGAAATGTAGTGCAGCTCCTACATGAAAACGGGAACAGCAATTTTACAAACCCCGTAGATATAGAAAGTATAATGGGAGGCAGCCAATATCAAGACAACGAAAATTTAGAAGTAGTAGGATATAGGCAAGTTGATAATGTCGGAGATATAATACAGACCCAGGCAAATTTTTGGAAACAAATTGAAGAAGTTAAAAAATCAAATCCAGAAATAGCTCTTAAATTAACTGAGGCTGGATTAGATAATCACGATAACATGAAAAAAGTTATTGCTAAGAAAGCTCACGATGCTTGGCAAGATTATGCTGAAATAAAATCAAGATCTACTACACTTTCAAATATTTTAGGTGGTTTTGGTGGGATGGCATATTCTTCACTTAAAGATCCATTTATGATGATGGGTGTTGGTGCATCATTTGGTTATGCTATACCAGCAACATTTGGTAAGGCAGCATGGAAAGTTGCAAGATATGAGGCGGTTATAGGTGGAGTATCAGAAGCATTAATACAATTACAATCTCAGCCGTACAGAAAAGAATTAGGTTTTGAAGATGCTGGTTTAGAAACTGGTTTAAAAAATATTTTTATGGTAGCTGGTGCATCGGCAACTTTATCTCCATTATTGCTTGGTGTATTTAAAGCATTTGGTAAAGGATATGATGTTGGTAAAAAACATCTTTTTAAATTATCAGATAATGATCTGCAAGCTGTTGGAAAAGAAATGGGAGATCTTAATCCAAAATATAAAAATACAGCTTTAGATAATTATAAAATTCCAGAAAAAGATAATCCTTTTCCAGATAATGCTGCGGGCAGAACAGAGCATAGAGAAAGATTAAACGCTACAGTTAAATCAATTAATGAAAGCACAGAGTTAGATTTACCACCAGCTAAAAATCCTATTGATACAAATAATCTTAGACCACCAGTAGAAGTTAAGCCTGGACAATTAATTGATATTTTTGATGCTAAAGGAAATAAAGTTAATGTTCCAGTAATTAAAAAAAGCTCTTCTGGTAATTCTCTTAAAGTTAAAATGCCAGATGGTTCAGAAAGAGTAATTAACCTGGATCCTAAGTCTAGTGCTTTTTTAAATGTTAGAAATCCTAATTACACAATTAGATCTGCTGGCTTAAATGCTCAAGGAAAAACAGTATCTCAATTATCTAAACAAGAAATTAATACTATTAGAAATAAATTAATTGAAAGAAAAGCTAAATTAGAAAAAGAGGGAGCTACAGATCAAGGAGTTTATGCTGATACTTTACAAGATTTAAACTCTCTTGATTTTAATGTTCCTAAAGTAGCAACTGAGGCTAACGCTCCAGGTATCAATAAAGCAAATTTTAATAGAAATGAAAGTACAATAGCGCAAGATATTGAGGCAGCTAAAAATTTTGATGTACCTAATGAGGCAGCTTATAGAAATCAAGCCTCGCTATCGGAAGAAACAATGTTTGATGCTGGAACATCTGCAGCCATAAGAACTGAGGCTGAGGCTGGAGCTGCAGCTAAAACAGTACCTATTGATAATCCTTTAGCAAAAACCCAAGACTTAGTATCAAAATCCCAAGAGACAGATATAGCTTTATCATCTACAGTTTTAGCAACTGCACAAAGCAAACCTCCACTCATTCGTGGACTTGCTAATAAGTCTGTTGGCGATTTCAATTCCATAGGTATAAGGTTATATCAAAAATCTAATAATTATAAAGAGATTTACAACACTTTATCTAAAAAACTTAAACCTCTTAAAAAGGATCTACAACAAATTACAGCAAAATATAATGGCGATTTAAAGGCTAGAGTTAAAGATAAGGCTAAAATTAAGGAAAAATTAGCTGTTAAAAAGGATTTACAGCCACAAAATATCCCAGATTGGTTAGGTGCTAGAATAAGTGTAGATACAATAACTCAAGCAAAACTATTACTTTCTGAATTAAATAAGACATATAAACTTTTAGAGATTGACGATTTTTTAGATGATGTTGCAAGAACACAAAGAAAAACGCCAACAGAATATAGACGGATCCATACGCAAGCATTAACAAAAGATGGTTTTTCTTTTGAACTACAAATCTCTCTTAAAGAATTAGATCCAATAATAGATAAGTCTCACGCTGTTTATAAAAAAATTACATATCAAAGAGATAGTATGTCAATGGATGAGTGGAACAAAACATTGAAAGAGCAAGCCAAAGTAGAGGCTGATATGAAAAATGCTTACTTTAAAATTAAAGATAAAGAATTTTCAAGAATGAATACTACTAACGATGTTGATATTCCGTTTGTTATTGGGACCAGACTAGATGAAAATGGAGATATTGTTCCTTTATTATCAACTGCCAGAGAAACATTTGAACAAGACGCAAAAGCTGCAACTATGTTTAAAAGATTGGAAAACTGCGTATGAGTGGTTTTAAGCAATGTATTATTAATGGTATTAAAGAGGGTTTAATTTCTGAAAAACAAGGAGAAACATTATATAAAAATTTTGATGAGATTAGAGATTTTTATCAATATAGAAAAAATTTAACTAAGCCAGAGGCTGAGAAAAGATCTGCAAGAGAAGTGTACGATGCCATGAAAATAGAAGAGGCAGAGAAGTTAAGATACACTTTACAGATGAGAGCTAAGATGCAAGAGATAGAATTTGATTTTGCAAATTATAGAAATGAAAATGGCGAAGTAGATTATGCTAATGCTTATAGAGCTTACCTGGCTCAAGACAACTGGTCTTATAAACCTAATATAGAAAACCAAGCAACTAATGAGGCTAAGAAAGCTCATAGTTTAATGAATAATGTTTTGGATCAATTCAAATATGGTTGGGGAGGATTACAATCCAGGAAACAAAAAGCTAATAAAACATTAATGGTTAGAGAGTTAATGGGCGAAAGAACTGGAAATGTTAATGCTCAAGAATTGGCAGAGGCATGGAAAAAAACAGCTGAACATTTAAGAGTAAGAGCAAACTCTTATGGTATGAAAATTAAATCAAGAGATGATTGGGGATTACCCCAAATGCACGATACTTTAACAGTTAGATCCACTCCAAAAGAAGATTGGATTGATTTTATTTTACCTAGATTAGATATAGAAAAAATGATTGATGAAAAAACTGGTTTGCCATTTACCGATAAATCTATTCGAGAGGCTTTAAGTCAAGTGTATGCTAATATTTCAACAGAGGGTATGGCTAATTTTAAACCTGGAGTTAATCGAATGGGTAAAGCTCTCCACAATAGAAGATTGGATCATAGATTTTTAGCATTTAAAAGTGCAGATGATTGGATGGCATATCAAACTAGATTTGGCAATCCAGATCCATTTAAAACAATGTTAGATCACATAAACAGTATGTCTAGGGATATTGCTATACTTAAAATCCTTGGACCAAACCCAGACGCTATTCATACCTGGGCTAAAAGTATGATTAGAAAACAATCCGCTATTGATGCAGCTGCGGAGGCACAAGGTAAATTTAAAAGAAAAAAAACTATTATTAAAGATAGTAAATTAAGAGGTGTTAAAAAAGATCAAGTAAAAATTTATAGAACTGAACAAGATAGAACTAATGCTATTTTAGAAAACTCTGATAATTTAATGATGTACCATAAGGGTCAATTAAGCAAACCCGTTGATGGTTTTTGGGGAAATACTTTTGCAGCTTTAAGACAATTATTAACTGGCTCTCAATTAGGTGGAGCTGCGGTTATGACACTTACCGATCAGCATTGGATGAGACATACTGCAAAATTTAATGGTTTAAAATCACATAGAGCTAATATGAACTCTGTTAAATTTTTAGCAGAGGGTATGAAGAAAGATAAAAAATTAGCAAGATTAGCAATTAAACTTGGTTTAGGTGCTGAAATGTGGAGCAGCGTAGCTGCAGTTATGAATAGATATTTAATGGAAGTAGATGCTCCCATGTGGTCTAAAAGAATTTCAGATGCAGTTTTAAGAGGATCTGGGTTATCGCATTCTACGCAAGCTAATAAATGGGCGTTTGGAATGATGGCATTAGGAGAACTTGCAGAAGAAGTTAAAACTCCATTTGCTAAACTACATAAAAATTTACAAGCACAATTTAAAAAATATGGTATTGGCGAAAAAGAATGGGATATTATTAGAACAACAAAATTATATGATGCTGGAATAGATGATCCATCTATGGCTGGTAAAGGGATGACTTATTTAAGACCAGACGATATTTTTGCTAGAGCTGATTTAGATGAGGCTACAAGAGAATTTTTAACAACAAGATTAATGACATGGCTAACTAATGAAACTAATTTTGCTGTACCTACTGCATCTGCAAAAGGTAGAATTACTTTAGCTGGAAATGCTAAGCCAGGAACAGTTAAAGGAGAAATAGTTAATTCTGGTTTAATGTATAAAAACTTTGCAATTACTTTAGGCATGACGCATTTGGCTAGAGGTTTTCAACAAATAGGATTTAGTGGTAAGTTTAAATATTTAGCTCCAATGATTATTGGTGGAACTATTATGGGAGCTTTTGCTTATGAAATTAAGCAAATGGCAGCTGGTAAAAAACCTACAGCTCCAGAAAACATGGGAGTAAGATATTGGATTAATGCTGCTATTTATGGTGGTGGATTAGGTATCTTTGGAGACTTCTTATTTTCAGATCAAAACAGATATGGTGGATCTATATCAAAAACTGTAGCTGGACCAGTAATTAGCTTTATTGGAGATTTGATAAATTTAACAATCGGCAATGTTTCACAGCTTGCAAGTGGCGAAAAGACTAATGCTGGTAAGGAGCTTGCAGCATTTATCCAAAGATATACACCTGGAAATAACATCTGGTACACTCGAATAGTTACAGAAAGGCTGATATTTGATACCTTAGAAAAGCTGCTAAACCCAAATTATGACAGAGATACTAGGAGAAATAAGAGAAGATTAAAGAAACAGACGGGTCAAGAATACTGGTGGTCGCCTTAAAATAACAATGGACAGAATTGACAAATTAATTTAAAGAAAAAAATATAGTAGGATTATAACGCCTACAAAAATCCAAAAAATAAAATTATGACAGTTACAACAACAACAATTAAGAACAGTTATAGCGGCAATGGTTCAACTACGGCTTTTGCCTATACATTCCCTATTAATTCTACATCTGAAATTACAGTAATTGAAAGATCGGCTACTGGAACTGAAACAGTTAAATCTGAAGGTTCTGGTTCTACTAATTATGGTATTTCTGATAACGGAGCTAGTGGTGGAACTGTAACTATGGTTACGGCTCCAGCAAGTGGAACTACTTTAGTTCTTTTAAGAAACACAGCTTTAACACAAGAAACAGATTATGTAGCAAACGATCCATTCCCAGCTGAAACGCATGAAGACGCTCTTGATAAACTTAATATGCAGACACAAGAGCTGCAAGAAGAATTAGATAGATCATTTAAAGTTTCAAGAACAAATACCATTACTTCAGCTGAATTTACAACCTCTGCAACAGACAGAGCTAGTAAAACTTTAGGATTTGACAGCGATGGTAATTTAACAACTGTAAGTGATTTCTTACCAGCGGGTGGAGATAACGCACAATTTACTTATTCAACAACTACAAGTGATGCAGATCCAGGAAGTGGATTTATAAGATTTAATAACGCAACTCTTTCATCTGCAACCATTGCTTATGTGGATGACAATGAAGCTAATGGAACTGATGTATCTGCTTGGGTGCAATCATTTGATGATGTAACTGGCAATGCGACTAACAGAGGAAGAATAAGAGTTACAAAATCTAATACCTTAGATGTTTGGCACGTCTGGAAAATTTCAGGAGCTGTTACTGACGCATCTGGTTATACTAAATTAGCTTTAACTTATATTGATGGCTCTGGAAGTATAGCAAATAATGATAAGGTATTTTTATCTTTTGTACCTTCTGGAGAAGATGGAGCAATACCTGGTTATTATTATAAATTTGCAACATCAACAACGGATAGTGATCCAGGAGGAGGATATTTAAGATTTAATAATGGTACTTATGCAAGTGCTACAGCAATCTATATTGATGATGCGGATGCTAATGGAGCAACTGTTTCTACAGATGTTTTGGCTTGGGATGATAGCACATCAACAATTAGAGGATTTGTTCATATCGTAGATATTAATGACAGTACCACTTATGCAAGATTTAAAATAACTGGAGCTTCAACAGATGCCTCAGGTTATAATAAGTTAGCAGTAGCTCACTTATCATCTAATAATACTTTTTCTGCTGATGATGAACTCTCAGTTCATTTCACAATGACTGGTTTAAAAGGAGATACTGGAGCAACTGGTTCTACTGGTAGCACAGGATCCACGGGTTCAACTGGAGCAAGCGGAACGAACTCTCAACTTTCAATGACTTGGAGTTCATCAACGAGTGATGCTGATCCAGGTGCGGGAAAAATTGCTTTTAATAATGGTACTGTTGGTTCAGTTTCAATTTTATATGTAGATGATGCGGATGACGCATCTGCTGATATTTCTGGTTTTGTTCAATCTTGGGATGATGTATCTAATTCAACGGCAAGAGGATATGTTTCTGTTACCAAAGAAGGAACTGCATCAACTTATGCTTTATTTAAAGTATCTGGTGCTGTAACGGATGCTTCTGGTTATACTAAAGTTCCAGTTACACACATTGTTTCCAATGGTTCATTTTCAAATACAGATGGAGTAGGAGTTCACTTTACACCTTCTGGAGCTGATGGAACTGGAGATATGTCTGATCTTGTTGACGATACTTCTCCTCAACTTGGTGGAGATTTAGATACTAATAGTCATAATATTACTATTGACGATGCTCACTTTATAAAAGACGAAAATGGCAATGAGCAAGTTATATTTCAAACAACTGGTTCAGCAGTAAATGAATTAGAAATTACAAATGCTGCAACTGGTAATCCTCCAATACTAGGAGCAAGTGGAGAAACTAATGTTGATCTCCATGTAAAACCGAAAGGTACTGGAAAAACAATAATCGGAACTGGTGGAGCTGCTGCTTACTTAACAACTAGCGGAACTTACGATTTAGTTTTAGATACCAATAAAGGAACAAACTCTGGAAACATAACGATAACTGATGGAGCAAATGGCAATATTGATATTACAACAAATGGAACTGGAGCAATCAAATTTAATGATTTAGCTTACATTCCACAACAAGCAATTACTTCATCATCGAATGCTGTTGCTTGGGATGCACAAGCTAAACCAAATGCTTATCATGTAACAACTGAAAATACGACTTTCTCTGCACCAAGTAATGCAACAGAAGGTGCGTTTATTTGTTTAGAATTAAATTACAATGGTTCACATACGATTGGTTGGAATACAGTTTTTGAATTTTCAGCATCAACAGAACCAACTGAAACTGCAACAGATGGAAAAACCGACATCCATATATTTAGATACAACGGAGCAGTTTGGCAAGAGGTTGGTAGAACAATGAATTTAAGTGAAAGTTAATAGGAGATAATATGTGGGGATTAGTAGAATCAGGATCAATTACAAAAATAATAAATAAACCAAGAGGTATGGTTATTGGCGATGTTCGTTATTCAAGAAAAATATTTGAATTATGGAGTAAGTCTGAACTAGAAGCTAAAGGTATTTATGAAGTAGAATTTGATAATTCTAATAAAAAAGATGAGAAATGGTATATCAATACTAATCAATCATTTGCTTTTGCTGGTGGAAAAATTACGGCAAGTTATGGTTCAGCAACTGCTAAAGCACACGCAGATACTTTATGGACATCACAAGATAAAACAGATGGTAAAATACCAGATGGTAAAGATGTAGGAGATGTTGCTGTTGAAGGATTAAAAACAAAATTAATTAGAACAGTTAAACAACAAGCTGCTGGAATATTACAAGATACGGATTGGTACATAACTAGAAAAGCAGATGCTGGAACAGCAGTACCATCAGCTATTACAACTCATAGAGCAGCAGTAAGAACTAAAGCTGCTGAAATGGAAACAGCAATTACAAATGCTAGTGATACACCAGCTCTTGAGACTTTATACACATACACAGAACAAGAGGATGGTTCAATTACTAGACCATTAGGCGAACTACCAACATTGGAGAGTTAATGATACCAATTTTATCAGGTAATGTAGCTTCAGCTTTAGGTGGTGCTTACGAAGTAGCCAACTCTTGTAGGTTTGATGATGGAAGTAGTGCTTATATGCACAAGACACCTGGAAGTGCTGGAGATCAACAAAAATTTACATTTTCTTTTTGGATAAAAAGATGTGGCATAGCAACAGGAACAGCTATGACTATCTTTGATACTCAAGCTGATGATGATAATCAATTTAAAATTAGATTTAATGACAATGGAACTTTAACAGTAGAAAGTAAAGTAAGCGATCATAATGATAGTTTAGTTACTACTCAAGTTTTTAGAGATCCTAGTGCTTGGTCAAATTTTGTAATTGCTGTTGACACAACACAAGGAACTGCTGGTAACAGAGTTAAAATTTATCATAATGGTACACAAATCACAGCTTTTGGTACAGAAAATTATCCAGCAGAAGATTTAAACACTTTAGTAAATGCCGCTAATAAACTTTATGTTGGAACTTCTGCACAAACAGATGCGTATTGTGATATGTATATAGCAGAATTTTGCCTTGTTGATGGTAGTCAACTAGCTGCAACTTCATTTGGAGAATTTGATGAAGATTCTCCTACAATATGGAAACCAAAAGATGTATCAGGATTATCTTTTGGTACGAATGGTTTTTATTTAGACTTTGAAGATAGTAGTAATTTAGGAAACGATGCAAATGGTGGAACAGATTTAACAGAAGTTAATCTAGCGGCAACAGACTTGTGTTCGGACTCGCCAACTAATAATTTTTGTGTTTTAAATCCTTTAGATAACTATTATCAAGGTGCAACTTTTTCAGAAGGAAATTGTAAATTAGTAACTGCTGGTTCATCAAATACTGCACCCACTCTTGGAACTTTTGGATTAACTGCTGGAAAATGGTATTGGGAAGTAAAATTTGTTTCTGATTCACAAGGAAGTAGTTATGGTGTAATTGGAATTGAGGGAGCGCAAGTTACATCAGCTTTAGATGCTTTGTTAGAAGGAACACAATCTTATGGATTATATTTAAACGATGGAAAAATTTGGACCAACAATAGTGCTAATAATCATGGCGCACATATAGATTTAAACGCAATAATAGGTGTAGCATTAGATTTAGATAACAATAGAATTTATTTTAGTAAAGATGGAAATTGGGGAGATGGCTCTGGAAATTGGGATGAATCTACTCCTAATAATTATTTATCAATAACTGATCCAGCAAGTGTAGCTTTAGGTGCATATTTTCCAGCACATGGAGATTGGAGTAGTGGAACAATAGGTTGGGAAGTTAATTTTGGTAATCCTGTTCATAGTATCTCATCAGGCAACGCAGATGCTAATGGCTACGGGAATTTCGAATTTTCCGTGCCTTCGGGTTATCTTTCGTTGTGTTCAAAAAATTTAGGAAGTGATGGGGGTTAAATGGCAGCTTATACAACAATAGACAATCCAGAATTATATTTTCAGGTTAAGCTCTATGCTGGTGATGGAAATTCTACACAAGCAATAACTTTAGATGGTTCTGAAAATATGCAACCTGATTTAGTCTGGCTAAAAAATAGAACAGATGATGTATGGCATGTTTTAACTGATTCTGTTCAAGGTGCTGGTGCTGCAAATGGTTTATCTACTAATTCAAGTGAAGCTGCTGGAGGTGGAAACAAAGCATCTTATGGTTTTTTATCTGCATTTGGTAGTGATGGTTTTACTGTATCTGAAGGTTCTTCTAATGCTAGTATGTCAAACCAATCTTCAAAAAACTATGTAGCTTGGTGCTGGAAAGAAACTGCAACTGCTGGGTTTGATATAGTTTCATATACAGGAAATGGTAGTGATAGAACAATATCACATTCACTTTCAGCAGTTCCAAAAGCTGTTATTATTAAAACAAGAGGAAGTGCAGATGCTTGGGTAAATTTTTTTCCAGCACTAGATATTACTTTAGCTTTTGATAGCACTAATGCAAACAATCATAGCAGTAAATTTAATGGTTTTTTTAATAGCACAGATCCAACAAGTTCAGTGTTTAGTATAGGTGATGACGATCAAACAAATAAAAATACTGATACTTTTATAGCTTATCTATTCGCAGAAAAACAAGGCTTCAGCAAGTTTGGCTCATACACAGGAAATGGAAATGCTGATGGAGCATTTATTTACACAGGTTTTCGTCCAGCTTGGTTTATGCAAAAAAATACAACAGATGCTGCAGATAATTGGCATATATTTGATACCAAAAGAGATACAGGAAACCAAACTGATGAAATGTTATTTGCTAATGCTAGTAGTGCAGAAGCAACAGGAAATGCAATTGATTTATTATCTAATGGAGTCAAAATTAGAAATACAAGTAATGGAATGAATGGCTCTGGAGATAACTATATCTTCATGGCTTTCGCAGAACAACCATTTGTAAATTCTAAAGGCGTTCCTTGTAATGCTCGTTGATTAAATAAAATAACAAAATTAATAAGAGGAGAAGTACACTATGAAGGTGCTACTAATTATGATTATGTGTAGCGCAGTTCAAGGAGATTGCTTAACTCCACATCAAATGCCTACTACTTATGACAGCTACTATGATTGCTTACAAGCTGGCTACCAAGAGGCAATAAAAAAACAAACTGAAATAGGAAAAGTAGATACTAATGAACATAAGATATTCATTAGGTTCACTTGTAAGAGTAGTTATGAAACGTAAAAAAAGAAAATCTGTTTTATCTAATGTTGAAGATCGTAATGGTTTAAGAATATCGTATCACGAAAAGGTTTGTGCAGAGAGAATGAAAACAATTTTTAAACTGCTAGACGAAATGAGAAAAGACATTAGAGAATTAAAAACTTTTATGAATGTAGGAAAAGGTGCTGCCGCAATAATAATCTTTATTGGGGGTTTGCTTGGCTCAATCTTCTACTTCTTCACGAAATAGGATTACAGCTGCTAAAGGTTTATCTAATGAACTATTAGCTGCTGCTAAATTTGCAAAGGATCCAAACTTAATTGTCTTTAAACCAATAGGAGCTGGTCCAGTAGACATATTAACTTTGAATATAAAAACGGGGGAGTACAGAAGTTATGATGTCAAGACAAGAAACTACCGCAAAGATGGGTCTAAGATTAATAGACCAAGAACTAAAGAACAAAAAAGACTAGGTGTTAAAATTATTAATTTTAACCCAGAAAAGGATTGAAGAATTATGGCAGATTATACTGAACTCAAAGACAACATTAAAGAACACGAAGGGTATAGAGATCATATTTACAGGGATAGCTTGGGTATTCCTACTATCTTTTGGGGTCATATGGTTTTGGATACCGATGACTATGTTGAAGGTGTTAATTATTCCATTGAAGATGCTGAGAAGTGTTTTAATCAAGATTTTAATATTGCTTTACAGAGTGCTGAGAAATTAATTGGAGACATAGAAGTTAATCATATTCAAAAATGCGTAATCATTGAATGCGTGTATCAACTTGGTGGACCAAGGTTCTCTAAGTTTAAAAAGTTTTGGCAAGCAATGAGAGATGGCGATATGGAAAAAGCTGCCGATGAAATGATAGATAGCAGATGGCATAAACAAACACCTGGTAGGTGTGAGAAAGCTGCTGCTAAAATGAGGAGTTCAAATAAATAGTATGTGGTTAAGTGCAATTAAATTAGCGTTGAATGCTGGAACGCATATATACAAAAAGAAACAAGAAACGAAGATGGCTATGGCTGATGCTCAGCACATGGCGGCTACCAAGATGGCTCGGGGAGAAACTGAGTATCAAGGTAAGTTATTAGAAGCTAGACAATCAGATTGGAAAGATGAATTTGTTTTAATTGTTTTAACGCTGCCGATTTTAGTCATTGCTTACGGGGTATTCTCAGACGATCCTGGTGCAGCAGCAAAGATAAAAGAGTTTTTTGAGCAGTTCCAACAACTTCCATCATGGTTCACAAATCTTTGGATTTTAGTAGTGGCTAGTATTTATGGAATTAAAGGAACTCAAATCTTTAAGGGGAAAAAATGACAATAACTAAATCAGACTTTGATCCGCATTGCTTTGGCGGTCATTATCAAGAACCACCAAATACTTTACACTTTCAGTTTGAAGGTGCGAGATGCGATAACTATGTTTACCGCTATGTATTAGTAGATAAGTTTAGACCCAATAAAATAGATTCAAGAAGTAAAAAGACAGAAGATGAAAAAGATAAATCTGGTAAAGAGATAGCTGCTGGTTATTTACCTTTGGTTTTAAAAAAAGAAACTAAACCAGGGATAATAGATAAGATTAAAAATATTTTTTCTAATGGCTAGGATTAAATTTATTCACTTTGTACCAAGGGATAAGCCACCTAAAAGACCAAGACGACATAAAAAGAATTTAAACAAATCAGAGGCTCGTAGTTACAAGCCTTATAATAGGCAAGGAAGATGAAGATTAACGACAACACAAATATATCTTTACCAGTTAGAAATTTAATAGCTTTACTTGCTGCTGTAGCTTTTGGAATTTTTGCCTACACGGAGATTACGGCTAGGTTAGTAAGTCTTGAAAACTCCAGACATATTATGGAAGCAGATTTAATTACTAAATCAGATCAAAAAATTGTAGATCAAGAACAATTCCTAATCCTAGAAATGTTAAGCAACTCCCAGGATAATACAGACGATGAAATGCAGAGTATGAGAAATAATAATGTAAACCTTAAAAGAGCTATGAAAGATATTGAAGAAATGAAAAAGACAATTGAAATTCTTAAAGATAAAATAAGAGATAACGGGAGCCATTAATGGAGCAAGTAGTAATAGCTTTATTAATGATAATAAATTCAGAAATTAAAGAAGCAAGAATACAAAACTCGTTAAGCGATTGCCTTAAAGGCAAGCGTTACGCTATGCGTGAGTTAGACAGTAAATCAAAAGTTTCTTATCAATGTATAAAATCTTTGGCTGAACTTGAAACTAATATTGACGGCTCAATATCAATTAAAAAACTAATAATGGAATAACAAAATGATTGACAGAATTTTATTAAAATTTTTTGGTGGAATAGATTGGATCTCAGAAAAGATGGATAGCTTATTATTTGCACCAAAATGCAAATGTAAGAAAAAGAAAAAAAATGAAAAAGGTTAAGGTTATAAGTTATATAGTTATAATTTTAGCTTGGATCTTTTTAATTACCGCTACTACTGCTGCCTTTGCTGGTTCTACACAATCAAATGTATCTGGTTCTAATACGGCTATTGAAGGAAACTATACTGGAGGTTCTACTACTTACGAAAGCGGATCCTCATCATCAACTACATCCACAACAAGTTCAACTTCAAATATAAGATCTGCACCACCTACAAGCTCAGCTCCAGGTATGAACACATCTAATAATTGTGCTATGGCTTTATCGGGTGGCGTACAAACTTTTTCTATTGGGGTTTCTGGTGGCAAGCATGTAATTGATAAGACTTGCGAACTAATTGTTTTATCAAGAACGCTTAATTCTTTTGGTATGAAAGTAGCTGCTATTAGTTTGCTCTGCCAAGATGAAAGAATATTTAA